CTGGTCTCCACCGAGTTACAAGGGTGCAGATCCCATCCAATGGATGGGTAAGAAAGTCCTGCCGTCTATAGTCACGGCGTTCAAAGAGAATGGATATGATCCTTATGAAGCTACGAAAGAAAAAGACTCAGGATTCGACTACATTGTTGCGTTTAATGGCAATGTCTTCCATATTGCGACAGACCTATCGTTCATCCAATCAGACCTGGGACTCTACGGTCTGGGGTCGGGTGGTGCTTTCGGTCTTGGCTATCTCTACGGTCTGTCTAATTCTTATCTTCGTAGACAGCCTGAGCGACACGCCCAGCGTGCCGTAGAAATCGCGTCGGTGCTTGATGTCAATACCCACGAACCTGTACAGTTGGTTACTCAACGACGGGAGTTCTAATGAAAAAGGATTTAGGTAACTGGTCTATCTATATCAATAAATCTAATCTAAGTAATTGGGCAGTAGGCATTGATAGATACCAGGAATGGGATGGCACTTCGCCAAACTATGTAATTGTTGCCAACGTTTATCAGATAAATCTGCTATTCTTTAATGTAACAATCACTAGGTGGTCAAGATGGACATAAAAGAATTATTAGTTAAAGCTCTCCACGAAAAGGAGAACAAGAAGGCAAGATCAAATCAAGTTCAGATTGGACCTTCTGAGTTAGGCGGATGCCGCCGTAAGGTTTGGTACCGGTTAAACGGTCAGCCGGAAACCAATGACAACGAGCTAAAGCTCGCAGCGATTATGGGTACTGCTATCCACACTGCAATAGAGAATGCGCTTGCTGACAATAAAGAAGTCGTGCTTGAACAGACTGTCGAATACGGCGGAATGAAAGCGCACGTGGACTGCTATATCCCATCTACTGGGGCTGTAGTTGACTGGAAGACAGTAAAGGCTAAGAATCTTAACTACTTCCCAAGCAATCAACAGCGTTGGCAAGTACAAGTCTATGGCTACCTGATTAGCAAATCTGGATTGGGGAAGGTTCAGACTGTGAACCTAGTAGCCATACCTCGTGATGGGGATGAGAGGGATGTCCTAGTGCATTCCGAACCCTATGACGAAGCCATCGCCCTAGAGGCGCTCAACTGGTTAGATGCAATAAAACAATCGGACACAGTTCCCGATCCTGAAAGGGACGAGAGCTATTGTAAGTTCTATTGCAAATACTATGACGCCTCTGGGGAGATGGGATGCGTTGGTCTAAAAAAAGAACGTACAAAAACTGAATTACCTATCATTGATAGTCCTGATGCAGACACTTCTGCTATGGAATATCTACAACTCGACAACCAGATTAAGGAACTGACCGAACGAAAGGAAGCGTTGAGAGACGGTCTAACTGGATTACTCGGCGTTACTAAATCTGGTTTCGAGATTAAATGGACAACAGTCCAAAGCAATACAGTTGACAAGGAAGCGGTGGAGAAAGCACTAGGCTTCGTGCCAACTAAGCAAGGAAAGGAAAGCGCAAGGCTTTCAATTAAACACAATGGAGGAAACTAAATGGCTGCACCAGAATCAACTAAGTTCCAGGTGAACTTCAAGTCACCCGATGGAACTCTCATCAATCTTTACGCTGCGAACAAGGAGGAATTAGAAGCGTTGCTAACAGCAGCGCAGGACTTTTCCGCCCTCATTGCAAGCGTTAGCCAATCTTTCTCAAGCGCTCCTGCAACTGCGCCCGTTTACACTAATCCAACACCAAAGCAGGTAGCTTCAGAATTCCCTTTTAAGCCAGCCGCCGCTGCACCCGCAGCAGGAGGCGGTCACGTTTGCCGTCACGGAAATATGGCATACAAAGAAGGAGTGAGTGCGAAAGGACCTTGGAAGGGCTGGATGTGTGCGTCGCCTAAAGGCACACCACAGTCTGAAAAATGCCCAACAATCTGGGTAAGGTAATGCGATGCGAGAGCCGCGTAACTACGAGGCTCCGCTATGTGCAGAAGTCGATGGCGATATCTGGTTCCCAGATCACGGTGGAAGTGCTCCAAGTATACAAGCTGCAAAGAAAATCTGTAGTCAATGTATTCATCGACTTGAATGCGCCGAATGGGGTATTCACAATGAACGACACGGAATCTGGGGAGGACTTGCTCCAAAGCAGAGAGAAGCAATCCGTCGTAAACGAAACATAATTCTACCGAGGGAGAAAAGTGCTTAGGCTAGATAGGGCTTGGCGCAGTTCTCATAGCAACGCAGAACCTTTGCCGGTGGTTTGGAAAGACCTAACGACAAAGGATATAAAGTTCCGGCGCGGTCAAGTGTGTATGGTTGCCGCTGCACCTAACGCTGGAAAGTCTATGTTCGCTATGATCTATGCGATCAAAGCCCAAGTGCCTACACTTTTCTTCTCGGCAGATACTGACACTGCAACAGTAATGATAAGAGCTGCTGCACATATCTCAGGCCACGTACAGACGAGCGTTGAGAGCAATATAAGAGATAACCCTAACTATTACGCAGACTACTTAGAGAAGATAGGCCACATCCAATGGGTCTTTGACTCTAGTCCTTCGCTTGATGACATCGAAGCAGAGGTCAAGGCTTACATAGAACTCTATGGAATAGCTCCGAAGTTAATAGTGATAGATAACCTAATGAATGTCGTTGCTGAAACTGACAATGAATGGGCAGGGTTACGAGCGATAATGGCAGAACTACACGATATGGCTAGGAAAACCGAAGCCTGTGTGATGGTACTGCATCACGTATCAGAGCAAAGCGAGTATGGCTCAGTCTTTGAACCGTCACCGCGAAAGGCGATTCACGGAAAGGTAAGTCAATTACCAGCGCTGATACTAACTCTTGGCTACAACCCGTATGACCATACCCTTCGGGTTGCTGCAGTTAAGAATAGATTTGGTAGGCATACCGCTGATGGTAAGGATTGGGTTGCTTTGTTTACAAACTACTCAGCTTGTCAGATAGCAGACTCTGATGCCTACGGTAGAATGATTTACAACTCCAATAAGGTGCTATGAGTTCATACAATAAACAAAAGGGAACCAAGTTTGAGAGCGACGTTATGAAGTTCTTGAGATCCTTGGGCCATTTTGCTGAGAGATTAGCTAAGGCGGGAGCCAACGATGAAGGTGATATCCTCACCATAATCGCAGGTCAGACCTATATTTTGGAGTGTAAGAACCGTAAGTCAATCAATCTTCCACAGTTCTGGGCAGAAGCTCAGACTGAGGCAGCCAACTATGCGAAGGCTCGGGGGTTACCCGTCAATCCTCCGGCCTTCGTCATAGTCAAGAGAAGGAACGCATCAGTAGAAGATGCTTGGGTAATACAATCATTAGAGAAATGGATAGAACAAATGCCAACACCACAAGGTGACATAACAACAACAGAAATACTAAAACCAAAAGAGGAGAAGGAAAATGGAAAAGAAGATAATTGATTCAGAAACAGTAAGAATAGACATAACTAATCTTATGATTGATGATTCTGATAACCAAGAGGACAATGCCTATAACTGGGGATTAGCTCACGCTATGTTAGTTATGGATGGCGTAGATTTTGCAGCAGTAAAGCAACAAAGAGATAGAGTCAGGACTCCTGTTAAATGATCTGCACTGATTGTCAGGTAGGTGGTGACTTCAATGCCAAGGGTACTTACGATAAGGCAGAAGAGCTACACGGATACTGCAAAGGAGATTGCACTTGTCTACACAAGACTGGTCCAGGGTGGGCCGTAAAAGCGGGAGAAAAGGCAACTCAGATGCGAGTGCAATCCCCATAGATCTTATCGTTGCCCACTACGGTGGGGAGATAAGACAGGGTAAGAGTGTTTCAGTTAAGTGTTGTATGCACGATGACTCACGTCGCAGTGCAGTAATGAACACTTACGATAATTTGTATTACTGCCACACCTGCGGTAAAGGTGGGTCAGCAGTAGATGTTGTAATGGCTAACGAGAATATGGGGTTTAAGGATGCTCTCAACTACGCAGTCGACATTGCTAAACGAGGCGGCGCACAGATACGCTCGGCTAATAAGCGACGAGGCGCTGGAATATCTAAGCGCACGTGGGATATCTAAAGAGGTAGCACAGCGCTATAGTCTTGGAACTATAGCCGATCCTATTGAGGGTCATCAGGGTTATACCGGCTGGATATCTATTCCATACTTCACAGCTTTGGATATCTGCGTAGGCTTTAAGTTCCGTAGGCTAGATGATGGTAAGCCTAAGTATGGCGCTCCGGTAGGGCAGAAGAGTCATCTCTATAATGTCATTGCTACTACCTATGACTCATCAAAGATAGTGATTTGCGAGGGTGAGTTTGATGCAATCATTATGAATGAGGCAGGGATTCCAGCAGTAGGTGTGCCTGGAGTAGCGGCTTGGAAACCTTACTATCCAAAGTTATTTACCGGCTTTGATGTCATCTATGTCATCGGAGATAACGATACAAGAGAAGATAAGGACACCAACCCAGGAGCTGAGTTCGCTCGGCGTGTCGCAAGCGAGGTATTAAACTCACAAATAGTACAATTACCACCAGGTATGGACATTACGGACTTCTATCTGGCTAATGGTAAAGAAGAACTAACCAACCTAGTAGGAGGAGTGCGATGAATGAGCAAGAAAAAGGATCTCCAAGAGGCAGCCAGATTATTGATGGATATGGGGATGATAATAGTCTCGATAGATTACAAGAATGGAACGATTACCTGCAAACCAATGCCGGTAAGAAAATAGATGATGCCTTCATCGCAGATATATGGCGAGTCTTGGACACCGCCGGAAATCTGCTCATCCGCAAGCATCACGATTACGGCCCGAAAAACATCGCTCACAGTCCAGGTGGCCCACTCAACGGACTCCGAGTGCGTATGTGGGACAAAGTGGCTCGCATCAATAACCTCCTTGATAGCAACCTATCTCCCTCAAACGAAAGCCTAAGAGATTCCTTTATAGATTTACTGAACTATTCAGCGATAGCAATTATGGTACTTGATAAGAAATGGCCTGAACTACCCAATGATTGAACTACATCCTACTTTACTTGAGATAGCACCTGGCGTAGCGCAATCAATCTATCGTCGCTATAGGGGTTATGTTGAGAAAGAGGATGTGCTGCAAGAGTGTTATCTCTGGGCTACTTCTAGGAATGACAGCTTTATAGATCAACTAAACGAAGAGAATACCATCAAGCGTATCGCCAACGAGAGGCGCATTGCTTGGCAGATGAAGCGCCACGCTGAACGCTACGCTCGCAAAGAGAAGGCTAGTAAATCCGGCTATCGGATAGGTGATGAAGCCTTCTATGACACAGCAACGCTAGCCCAACTACTGCCCTTTGTTATTGCATCTATCATAGATAACACAGCGCTAGAGCAAGCGCAGAATATGATCAATGACGGACAACCAAAGAGACAGTCAGCTCCGGCAGAAGGTGGCAACCTGCTAGCCACACTCATTGACATCAAGAAGGCTTATCTAAAACTAGAACAAGAAGACCAAGCAATCTTGCGTATGCGCTATCACGAAGCGGCTACGCTACATCAACTAGCACAGTATCTAGAGTGTGCAGTATCTAGCGCTGATAGGAGAGCTAACGCTTCTATGCGTAGGCTCCAGCAAATACTCGGCGGAGAGAGTCCTTGGGCCTAATGAAAGAACAAGAACTCTTTGACTACCTCAAAGGTAGCCACTTCCCCGATCTTGTTAAATCAGAATCTACTTACGACTCCTTTGATTGCACCACTATAGTCAAAGGTATGTTCATTGAACTTAAGTGTAGGCATACTCACTACCCTGAACTTCTCATTGAGAAGAGTAAGTATGAGCGCCTGATGCTAGAGGCTAGCTACCATAACCTAGCGCCCTGGTACATCAACTCCACACCGGAAGGTAAGTGGGGCTTCGATCTCTCCCGCGTTCCCGAACCTGCTTGGCAAGAGCGCTGGATGCCTACGACTACAGAGTTTGCCAACACTTCTAAGAAGATAAAGCTCGTTGGATTCTTACACACAGACTATGGTTTGCCACTATGATGTATGAATATAAATGTCCGAACTGCTCAACAACCTCCTCCGTTGAGCGTTCAATCCACGCCGAAGCGAGCAACCCCTTCTGCTCTGACTGCGGCGAAATGATGAATAGAGTCTGGTCCTCACCCCCTATCACCTTCAGGGGACCAGGCTTCTATTCAACTGACCAATAAGAAAACCCCGCAGTTAGCACTCTTGATCTGCGGGGTTCTCTATTGCTAGGAGAAAGGGTAAGAAACGCCTAGCAATTCTTATTCTATCACACCTTGCTATCTTCCCCCTTAGTAGTATCCGTTTCTAAGGAAGAAATTATACGCCTTACACGGACTAGAATATCTAACTCCAATGTATCTAAGACCCCTGAGTATCTGGATTCTAGGATCTCTAGACTTCTCTCCCAAGACCTGAGCAATTCCGAAAGCCGAGCTTCCCTGTTGATTACTTGCGAGGTGGTCAAACCTGCTCTCACGGGTCCATAGTCGGACAAGACACTCGCTCTCTCCCCCTCTCCAACCAAACGCAACCCAGGCGTATTTCTTTGCGAGTCGTTTATTCTCACGCTTCTCCTCCCAAGTCGCCTTCTTCCCCACTATCGCTAGATCTTTGGGGTATTCGACCTGCTTTGTGTGCGGTTGGTAAGCCCATACCAGCACGAGTCCTGCCACTAATGTCAAGCCAAACTTTGTAGGCTTCCTCATCTCGCTCCCTCTCCTCCTCGAATAACTCTCGGTATTGGTCGGGGTAGAGGTTAGCTAGCCTACGCAAGGCGCGATCTCTTACCCTTCGATAGTTGCGTTGCCTTACTGCTTGCTTTAGCGCGGTATCTACCCGCTTCTCAACATCTACCACTCGTTCTCTCCCTCTAGGCATAGCAGGACATAGGCTATCAGACAAGCCACGATTACTCCTAAGAATAGACTCATCTCCATACCTTCTTCGGCTTAGGCTCACGCTCTAGGTCAGCAGTAAGGGTAGCCAGCACCAGTTTAGTCACATCTATCTTATCGGTGACCAGCTTGAAGTCTAGCTCGTTAGACTCATCCCATACTGATACATAGATCTTGCGATCTAACCCCTTCCTAAACCAAGTCAGGGCTTCGCGCTCGCTCACTCCTCCCCACTCAACTATTCCCTTGTGATCTAGAACCTCATAGAACCTGACTATTCTAGGCTTCATCTTCTTCCTCCACTTCTACGGGTATAAATGTAGCTCCAAGCGCGGTCTTTACATACATCAGATTACGCTTGACCTTAGCTTTCTTGCCTATCTCAGTAGCCCCCACTATCAAAGCTATCTGCTCCTCTGTTGTTAGTTGATTAGACATTTACAAATCCCCCTTCTAGTGTTAGTCGGTATTCCATAGGCTCGCCTAGTGGTAAGCCTTCATCCTGAGTTAGTTTCACTAGGGCTAATCTCTTAGCCTCTTCCTCATTGTCAGCATAGATCACTGTCGTTATTGCGAATTGGTCATAGACCAGCGTTATCGTGTAGTCGTTCATTGGCTACCTCCTCTACATAGATGTAGTCACTTACCATTTCACCTAAGTCTTTAGGTGGGTTGGTTTGATAATCTATTTCATCTTCCCAAAATAAACGCCTTGCCTCGGCCTGATCCTCGGCCTCTACATCTATGCGATACCAGCGTTCTATTGTGTAGTTGATCCTATACTTCGGCATTTTCTTCCCTTTCTCTCTTTATGTCGTTTATTGTTTTCTCCGGTGCGTGAGGTTGCGCCGGAGCCTTTCTATCATCCTCACACATCTCGGCGTGGCTAATCATCAGCTCGCCGTAGTGTCCTTCACATACTCCACACTTCACGCCTTCCCCCTTCCTATGTAGATAGGCTCGCCCACTTCCTTGATGGTCATAGCCTCATCTTCTTCGTCGTGGATAGCGCCACACTCGTCACACGCTTCCCACCCTTCCTCCTTAGCCCTCTCTAGATCATCAGCGCAATAATCAGCGCCGTAATAGGGATAGATAATTGTTTCCTTTTCCGTAGCCCAGCAGACTTCGCACTCTTTAGGCATTGACTCGCTCCCCTTTCTTCATCTCTTTTAGTATCCACTCTAGGGAATCTTCCCACCCTCTAAGGAAAGCAAGGTCAGAGTTGCCGTCTGCTTCTGCTCGGGTCATCTCTCGCCTTACTTTCTTTAACTCTTTCTCTAGTTTCTCCCTCATTGCTCTTCCCCTTCTATACACTCGAAGCAGATTTCTACCTCTTTATTATCCATTTTGGTTGCTACTGTTTGGACTCCATAGGTGAAGCAAAGATCGCAATTAGTCATTAACGATCACCTCTCCCCATTCCTCGGTGACTAGGTAGTCGTATTCCTGCTCAGAGTTGATCATCTCTAGCGCTTCCTCTTGTGAGTTAGCCGTGACTTGATAAGTCTTAGTCACTTCAAAGTTGTATCTAGGCATTAGCGCACCCCATACTCTTCGCATACTTGAACCACCGCGTCATCTAAATCTTGGATTAGTTGCGCGATCTCGCTATCGGATAACTCAGCGCCGTCTATCATCTCTTGATTAACGAGCGACTTCCATACTGCCGTGTTCTTCTTAGTCATTTTCTTCCTCCTCATTTTCGTATTCTCCCGCCACATAGTTAGTTAAATCTTCGTTGCTGTAATCTAAATAGCCTTGTGCTATGTGTAGCGCCATCTCCTTATCCTTATACTCCTCAAAGTCCTCAGCGCTCCACCATTGGATCGCCAATAGATCATCAGGGTTGTGATTCTCTTGAAGGATTCTGATTACATCACTCACCTTTATTGCTCTGCTACTCATACTCTTTCCCCTTCTTTGTCGTAGTCCATTAGCACCTCGTAGCACTCCTCGCACTCCACCGCCACATTGAGAACCTTCCCCTCTTGATCGGTATAGTGCGCCACTACTACTTGATGTCCGTAGTGCCGGTAAAGCTCATCAAAATTATTAGCACTCACTATCTTCCCCTTTCTCTTTCTATTGGTGACTCTCCCCTATCGGGTAGCTCTATCTTACTCATTACCCAAAGAATTACCAGCACCAAACCGCTATAAACCGCGATCTGAGCTAGCCCTCTCCACCACTCGAAACCGATCTCAAACATTGGCGTTCCCTATCTCTTGCGGTAGGTGATCTTGTTCCTCGTCATCTTTTATACACTCACGGCAGACATACCACCCGCCGTCTATGCGAATAAAATCGGCTACGCCGTCACAATAAACGCACTCCTCAAACATTACTCGCCCCCTTTACACTTTACGCTATGAGCTATTGAGTCCATAGCCTCGCGGTAGGTGGAAGCGTAGCCAAAGCGGGCAACTAGATCGCCCGCCTTCTCCTTGTATTGGTAGCGATAGGCGAAACTCTCGCCCTCTTTCCCTGCCTTTTCGATCTTCCACTCATCTACTATCGCACCGAGGCAGACGCAAGCGGTCAGCTCGCCGCATTGGTCGCACTCGTCTAGTGTCGCGGTGCTTAGCTCGCACTCTTCTAGTTTGTGACTCACTTTCTTATCCTTTCATTAAATCGGTTAGTGATACGCGGGTGGCTTGATTAGCGGGGCGGGTGTAATCCCAATTATCGCCCGAAATCATTGAGCATAGTTTCTTTCTGATCGCCTTACATAGCTCGAAAGCGAAAGACACTTTCCAATTCTCAGACTCGCAAGCCTGATACTCGAAGCAAGCCAAAGCGCCCAAAGCTTCAGCGATAGAGGCCTGATCGGAATAAATCCGGCGGAAATCCTGAGGCTCGCGCCCCTCCCAAAATTCATTGGCATCATTGGGGTATCTTGCCCATAGGCTCGCCTGATTTTCTAGGCGTAGTTCTTGCTTAATTAGGAAAGAGGAGCGATCCCCGTAATAATTCCCGCCCCTCTCAAATTGAATACTCCCTCTAGGTGGCAGAACATCATCTCCCACATACACCCAAAGATCATCCCTGCCCCACCCTGCCACGCTAGACAATAGGTCTAGAGTGTCCTCGCTTACCATAAACGCCGACATAATTACCCTTTCTTTATTAGCTCCCTCTTATTAGGTGAGCTACCACAAGGGAGAGGATACCACCCTCTCCCCCATAGTAAAGCACCTACACGCTAGCCCTTACGCGGTGGATACGATACGCACCGCCCACCCACGCCGTCATACTTACCGCGTAGGCTTCCGCTTCCGCCTTAGTTGCGAACTCATAGGGCATAACACCGCGCCCTCTTATCTCTACTTTATAGATCATTACGCCACCGCCTTAGGCGTGAGCGTTATTCCTTGCTTCTGATACTCACGCACTAACACCCTTAGGCGCGTGTCGCTTAGGGTGGCGATTACCCACGCCACGCCCTCGCTATCTATTAGCGCCCACTCTTTACGGGTTGATTTAGACATTACGCACCTACTAACTCACGCGCTAGGCGTGGGGAGCTATCGGAAAGCGGATCGGTGTCTGCTATGTCGAACACATAGCGCCAGGAAAACACGGGCGTTTCCTCGCCCGCTTCATCTACGCGTGTCCCTAGCGGGACAAGGATAGCGATACCCTTAGACCCCTTACGCACCGCCCGCCCCGCTTCACGCCACGCGTGAA